TTAATAAGCATATGCAACATTAAATATAATAAATGGCTTTGATCAAATTAACAGATATTTCAACCAATAATCTTAATGGAGCATCGTTAAATAAAGGATATCTTTATAAAGATTTGTTTTTAGATTTAGATCCCTCTGTCTATTATAATAAACAGTTAAATAGAAGCTCTGTGCTAAAAGACGTGCAGGGTCAGTTTGATGAAAATGCTATACGTAATAGTATTACTAATATATTTTTAACTGCTCCAGGAGAAAAGATTTTATCTCCGGAGTTTGGATTAGATTTAAGAAGGTATCTGTTCGAACCTATTTCAGATTTTGGTGCCTTTGCAATAAAGGACGATATAAAAAATAGGTTACCTCAAATGGAACCTAGAGTAACTATACAAAAAGTTGTAGTTATACCTAATGCAGATGAAAATGAATATAGAATAACCATGCAAATTGATATTCCTTCCCTAGATGTATATGGTTTATCATTAAGATCGTCATTAAATAACAACGGATATATTATATTTTAATTATGGCTACTCCTAATAACAACGATAACGAATTTTTAGATTTTAGCTTACCTCAAAATGCTTATGTGGCTTTTGATGCAGTAAGTTTAAAAGACTATATAGTAAATAGATTAAACACTAATGAAAAGTTTACAGATCAAAATTATGATGGAAGTAACTTAGCAGCAGTTATAGATATCATAGCTTACTCTTATCATGTTCTACTATTCTATTTAAATCAAAATGCTTCAGAGGTTAATTTTGATCAAGCATCTATTTACGAAAATATGAATAAGATTGTTAAGCTGATAGGTTATAAGCCTTCAGGTAAACAAACTTCAATAGTACCTATTAANGCAGTAGGGTCTGCTGACATGGCCATAGGCAGCTATACGATTAAGAAAAATTCATATTTTTTAGCAGATGGTATTCAATACAACTTCATTGATGATTATTCTTTTAACAAGACAGTTACTGGAAGTGAAGTATTAAAAAGTTTAAACGATACTGTTATCCTTTACCAAGGCACTATAAAAGAATATCCTGATTATTCGGCACAAGGAGAAGAATTTGAATTACTGCCTATTGTAGTAAAAAATATTATTGATAGTAATGCAGAAAAATTTATAGCTGATAATACTATTGACGTGTATGTAAAAGAGGTTAACGATGGAACATATTACTTATACAAAGAGATTGATAGCTTATATCTATCTAATTCTACAGATAGGGTGTATGAAAAACGGTTAAATGAAAATGGCTTTTATGAAATAAAATTTGGTAGTGGAGTTTTCGGACGTAAATTAGATGAAGGGGATGTAGTATCAGTTAATTATATTTTATCTGATAACACAGAAGGTATTATTAGTAAGAATGTAATTAATGGTAATAAACTTTTTACTTATGATTCTCTAAGACAGAGACAAGTTTTTAACGATACATTTGCTAATAAAGATGAAACTACTTTTATTGATATAACAAATAGCTCTTTATTAACAATAAATAATCCACAAAATTCTACTTCATTGTCAGATGAAGAAACAGTAGAAGAAATAAGAAAAAATGCACCAAAAGCTTTTTCAGCGCAATTGAGATTAGTAAATCAAAGTGACTACGAATCATTTTTAGGAAAAAATCTAGCTAATGTTATTAATAGTATATCTGTAGTAGATAACGACTCATACATAAATGAGTATATTCAGTATTTTTATGATATATGTGTTGACCCTAATAAAGTAAATAGAGTTTTAATTAATCAAATAAATTTTGCTGATTCATGCGATTTTAATAACGTTAATATATTTTGCACCCCTAACTTTAAAGTAACTGAAGATAAATTCTTTCCGCCGTATTTATCTGAGTCCTTCAAAAACTTAATAGTAGATACTTGTAGAGATAGAAAAATGGTTTCTAATACTGTTGTACCTAGAGACCCTATTTACATGGCATATGGTCTTGGCTTTACTAATTCATCTAATTTAAATTTAGATATATTAGATAACACCTCATTATATGTAGTAAGAGAAATTAATAACAAAATTAACAAAGATACCTTAAGTGAAAGAACTGCTTCATTAATTAGATCCTTTTTTGACCCTTCTAAAAATGAACTTGGTCAACAACAAAGCTTTAATAAATTAACTAATGACATTTTATCATTAGAAGGTGTTAAGCGCATATACACTAAAAACGAATCAACAGGAGCAAGCATAGATACTGTTTCGTTTTTATCCTTTAATCCAGTATATGAGACAAGTGATATATCTCTAGTTAATCAAGATATTACTTTACCGTTTTTTAAATTCCCATACTTATATTCACCACTTTCATTAACGAATAGAATTAAAGTTGTAGATGAGTAATATTAAAACAGACTATGCTATTTTTGATGTCATAGATTATAAAGGTGAAGCTAAACTTTCATCTTATAATCTTGATATAACACCTCTTACTTTTAAGGCGAGAATACCAGAAGACAATAGTAGAGAGATACCTTTAAATGATCAAAAGGTTACTTTTGATTTTGGAGATGGTACTTTTGGTAATAATATTAGTAGCACACATGTATATCAATATCCTGGTGAGTATACAGTTAGGATGGTTATACGCGATTGTAAAAATAACTCAGTGTTAGCTTCGTATAGTGATTCAATACATATTAAAGACTATATTACTAATACTTTTTCTCTAAGTATGCCTCCAGGAGATATAGCTGCTTCTAAACCAGCTTTAATTTTATCAGCTGGTGAAATATCTGGTCCTATTACAGTAACTTCACAAACTCCATTTTATCAAGATTTTCAAGATTTATACTATAGCATTTCAGGCTGTGATCATAAAAATTACTTTAATTTATCCAAAAATAAATTTAACAGTTTAAAGAAATATTTTTCTATCTATGAAAGAAACTACTTACCAACTCTTTCTAGTTTTGAATTTGTAGAGATTGATAATATATCACTTTCGTCAGTAGATCTATATGCTAGACTTACTACTGATGGTGCTTTAGTACCTGGCTTAAGTACAAGCTTATCAAGCGTATACGTAGGAAGTTCCGGAACTAAAGAGATTTATGTAAAGGCAGATGATCAAGCATCTCCAATAAATATATCATTCTTTAAAGATAGGGAAAATATTTTTTCTAATAGCTTAAAGGGATACAAGAATAATAATTATACTAATAACTTTGATTTTACATTATCTTCTTTTATAAGTCCAACTTCAGGTCAAACTTTAAGTGCTATAAAGTTCAGCTCAAACGGTATAAACGGAGAGGGTATAGAACAGGAGCCGTTTTCAATAAGTCAAACACAATATAAAGGGTTAGATATTCCTTTTATAATGACACCTGTTAATAANGATAATTTTACTATGAAAGCTTTATCAGCTGGTAACCCTACCTTCATAGTTTTATCAGGAGCAGCAAGTAATGTATTTACTGGAAGTAACATAGTACCACCTTCGTATTATACTATTACTAATTTAGCTAACACCCTTTCTTCTATTAATACTGATTTTTGGTTTAGAGGGGCTCTAACTTTTAATGATAATTTATCAGCATCAGCAACAAGATTAACTTTAAGTGCGAGAAATCAATACGCATTTAATACTGTTGGCTCGTTACTTTCTACTGTTAACGGTCTAGTAACTCTAACCGCGTATCCTAAAGATTTCTATAATTTTTACAAGCATAACGAAAATTTTGACTTTCAGGAAAATATAAAAGATTTAAGATTTCAGGAAATCCTGTTAGATAAGAACATCTTTTTTGATGATTTTGTAGGTACTATTTTTGGTAATGTTAGTAGTAGATACGATTTACTTGGTAAAAAACTGTATGAGAGAGTTTTTAACTTTGTATCAAATAATGCAGATATTGATATATGTGATGTTAACTCGTTAATAAGTTTAGCATCCTTAACTGATAATAGTGGAATAGTTTTTGATAGAGCAGCTGCACAGGAGCCGGAACAAGTCAAAAGATTTATCGATACTTTAAGTTTAAGTTATAATAAATTTAGAGGAAGTAGAAATAAATTTGATGAAAACTATGATCCAATGGGTACTACCACAAAAGAGATACATGGTAAAAATCTAGGACCAGAAATAAATTCTTTAACATATGAAATTACAGCAGGAAACGATCTTGTAGCTTACGAAAAGTATAGTAATACATATTTACGTTTAAACACCTTTCAACCATTAAGCGCTTTAAGTGGTCTTAATACAGGCGTTGGTGCTAAAAATACTAATACGTATATGTTAAGTGATTACAGTAATCAATCATTTAATGCATCTTTAAGTGGTGGAGATAACTGGGGATGGGGATTAATATTGCCTACAGAATATACAATAGATACTGTTAATGTTTTTTATGATTTCTTTTCACTCTCTGCTGTTACGGATAATACTATATTTAACGGATTAATAGACTACGATAACGGTTTAACTACTGTTAGTTTTAATGAACCATTGAGTAACTTAGAGGGAGATGATAATATCTTTGATATTAACATTCGAAACTCCTTATTTAGTAGTCTATCCCTGTTTTAAGGATAAATATGTTTAATGGATAACATTACTACAGGGTTTCCAAATGTAAACCAATCTATAACTAATCCTAATGTAAATAGTGATGAAGCATTAGATAAATTTACTCCATATACGTTCTTACAGTTTATTGAAACGGTAAGTGAAAGTTATAAGCCTGAAACTTTAACAGCTTTCTATAATAATTATCTCAATGAATGGAATACTAGAAACACATCACTAGGAGTAAGTAATCAAGATTTAATTTTAGATAGGTATAGAGATTTCTTAAAAGATATAACGTTAAACTTTTCTTCTAATGCTGAAAAGAAGTTTTTAACCCAGTTAGATTTTGATGATAAGTACGACATGCAAATCGCGATGTCGTTTTTTAGTAAAAAGATAAGAAATATTGTATCTTATTACAAAAAGAAAAGAAATGATTTACATTACTCTCTTACAAGAAGCAAGGTTAAAGGAAGTAGTATAGGGGTTGAACAGGCTTCAAAGGATTTAATTATAGACTTCCTAGAGAATAGAGATACAAGTAATATTGATTATAACATACAAGATATTAAAACTAATCTTTCAGTATCATTAACAGAGTACTATGATAATTTTGCTCAATATTTTAACAGGGAACCCGATGCTAAAGAGTATGGAGCTAATTATAAAGAGTATGAGCCTGGAGTTATACCTAAAGGAAGTAATTTATTTAAAGATCTTGAAAGTGATTTAATTGATCAACTTTTTTCTTCTGTTAATAATGAATTGTCTAACTTAAAAGAGTTAGATCAAGTTTTAAGCTCAAAAAAGAGACAGACAGAAAAATTTATAGGTTCAGATTTTTATTTTTTAT